ATGCCATGACCAATCCAAACAAGTATCCAGGAGCAAGAATGAACATTGGTTTACTGTCCCTGGCTGCACATAGATGAATCAATCTTGTCCACCATAAAACCCAAACAATTGACCATATCCACCACATCACTTCCCCTCCCCTTTCTTCAATCGAAACATCGTGCACCTTATTCCCCATTTTTCACCGAGATCGCACCGATTCTCGCCGCGCACATCGAATTCATGGATACAGCCGGAGCAGGAAAGGATGGGGCGGGGGATTACGAGGAAGCCATTCATGCCGAATCCTCATCGTGGTCGAATGCCCTGCTTCCCGCCTTTTTGATGTAGAGGCGCCACTTGTCGAGAGACATAGGAAAAGGAAACTCCCCTGCTTCCATTCGCGCTAGATCATGGCTTCCGATTGCGATCTCCGCAGCTGCTTCTGCATATGTCCATCCGGCCAACTCACGCACGATCTGCAGATTACGCGGCGTCTGTGCCATGTTCAGATCGAGGAAACAAGGATGACCAGAGGTGTAGCCCATCAGGCAGCCCTCGCGTCGATTTCTTTTGCCAGCATGGCGTAGCACTCTTCCGCCGCCTCAAAATCTGCCCTGGCCTTCACTTTCATTTCTTTTACCTCTTCCGGTGTACAGTTGTGGTATTCGCAGACTTTCTTGAAATCTGCCGAAAATTGTTTCGATACTTTTATCATCTCCATACCTCTCTCTTCGAACCTACCTCTTTAACCCCAAGGGGCATAACCGCCGCCTGGTGAGTACAGACTCAGCCTATACCCCTGAGCCTTTACATGATCCGCCGCCTGGAGCCGTATCATGACTCGCCAGCCTATCGACTAAGGGTGCTGGCTTCGCCGCCCTTTCCCGCTTCTCAAGTCTTACCCCAACAGTGCGGTTTTCCCCAATCCCCTGCCGGGCTTTGCCTAACAGGACTGGCGGCTGATTTACCCTACAGCGCGGACTTTCCTTAATTGCATAACCGCCTTGCAGACGGCAATTAATCCCTCCGATGAATGCACATCATTCCAATCCTCGCCAACCGCGTCAGGCATGAGCCAAGGCAACCCCGTTGCCGCTGCAGCCTGCTCTCCGGTCTTTGAACTATCGTTGTCTGCCATCACGAAATGCCCATGAGTTTTTGCTACATGGGTCATGTTCGAAGCTGAAAAACAGCATATGACTGAAGCATTCAGACGCAGCCGCTTGACCGCGGCGTGCACTGATAACCCTGTTGCATATCCCTCGCATAAAATCGCTTCGGAGCCTGTTCCAAGGCGATAAACTGCACCTTTAGCCCTCATGCCAGGGAGAAACTTCTTGTCGAACTTTTCTGTCTCCTCGTTCCATTTGATGGCCTGCAGGCCGACTAACTTATTGCTCTCGCAATCCCTCATAGGAATCAGCAAAGCGCCGTCAGGAGCGACCATTCCGCGCCCGTCAGGGAGTTGTTTTGACTTCAGGTATGGATGAGCATCAATGGCGCATTCAGAGAGCATCTGAGCGGCCTTTTCGGCAGCTTCCGCATACCCTTGCTGCCTTGCTTTCTCTGCTACCCGTTGCCGGTTCGCCCACTCGCGCTTCTCGACATCCGTCCACGGCTTCGAATCCTTGTCCTGCCACCATTGCACCGGTTCACCGGTTGACCAGTCTTGGCACCAGCCACGGTCACCAGTGAACAGGTAAGCGCCATTCTTGTGGCTCGGATGCTTTTCGGTCGCGCAGCGCCTTATCCGATTGCTCGGATGCAGATCGCGTATCAGGAGGCCGTGAGCGCGGGCGAATTGAGCGAAGTTCATGCAGCCTTCGCCTTTGCAAAAGCAATGCGCTTCTGCATGATGTGATTCATAGTGGAGCGCAGGATTGGCACGTTTGGCTGATCATCGAAGCGCCACTGCGTAGGAGGTTTGCATCCCGCCAAATCCTGATAGAGATACCACGCTCTAGCGGACGCGGTTTCGGGCTTCCCGTGGGAACGCGTGTATGTACAGACTTGCTCCCATAAATGCCGCTTGTCATCGGCCAGCTTGGCTTTTCCAATCCTGATTTCAGCCAACTCTCCGGGCACATGCTCTACCATGCTGGGCTTCTTGCGCTCATGCCCACAGGAAATACAGCGCTTGCCACATGGACTAAAACCGCAGGCTGGGCACTTGCTGTGCTCTTTCTCTTCATCATCCCGGCGAATGGAAGCATCGAGCTTTTCGCCCATGTCCAGCGCGTCCAGGCCATTGAAAAAGATGTCCGAGAAATCGTCAGCGAACCGGATAATGTTTCCGCTGAAGTCGAGAAGGATGCAATCCTCCTTGCCGGTATCAGGGGAAGACCGGAGGCCCCTGCCCCACATCTGGATTGCCGTGGAAAGGGATTTCCGAAGAGGCCGGCAATCGCACACGCAGCCCACGTCCTGCACGTCAAACCCCTTCGCCAGCGCCTCGACCGATATCAGGACTCGCAGCGCTCCATCCGCCTTCGCGTACTCGTTCAGCAGCGCTTGGCGCTCGCCCGCATCTGTGTCGGATGTGAACGTTGCGGCCATGATCCCGGCTTCGTTGAACTGACGGCACATCTCTTCGCAATGCGCGATAGTTGCGCCGAATACGATGGTCTTTCTGCCTTCAGCATGCTTCTGCCATTCGGTAACCACATCCCCAATGATTTCCATGCCGCGCTCAGCAGCCGCCTTGTCTGTCCACTCACCACCTGAAGTCTCGGCGCCGCGCATGTCGATCTTGGTGCAAGAGAAAATGCGCATCGGCACCAGCACCCCCGACTGAGTCAGGTCATGCATCGTTGCCGCGTTAACAAGATTGGTGAATATCTTGCCGAGTCCTTTGGAGAATGGAGTGGCGGAAAGGCCGATGACATTGGCCCGGCACGATTGAACATGATCCGTCCAGGCTTTGTATTGCGTATGCGATTCATCCACGACAATCACATCCACATCCGGCCATGAGCGGCGGGCCAGTGTCTGAACGCTGGCAATCTGGAACGGCAACCGTGTATCTACCCGCCAGTGATTCGATTGAATGACGCCGTGGGCACTCAGACCATACTTGTCGGCAACTTCAGAGGTTTGATTGATGAGAGTGGATCGGTCACAGACGAACATGGCCCGCTTGTCGCGCAGCAGCGCCTCGTGGATGATCCGCATGCCGAGATAGGTTTTTCCCGCACCGGTCGGCGCCATGACTTGCTGGCACCTATGCCCTGCCCTCGCTCCCTGGCGAAGTTTGTCGTGCGCGTCATTCTGAAACGGACGAGGAGCCGGGAACGTGGCTGAGTTGTAGTTGGCGTCGTGGCCTATCAGATCGGATTGCATCAGAAATCTACCAGCCCCGCGTCTTTGGTTTCCCGTTCCAGCTTCTCAAACTTGTTCTTCCAGCTTCGCGCGAGCCGCTTCGCTTCGTTGCATTCATTCATCATGCCGCGGTTGCGCTCTTCCAGGACAGTGACCAGGGCATTAAGTCGGCGGATTTCCTTCACCGCTTCGTCCAGTTGAGTGTCGGCCTCAAAGACCTTCACCATGGATTCGTTGTCTTTTCTGGTTTCGTCAAGCAGGCGGACGTTCTCGTCGAACTCTTCCTTGGGATAGAGGACCATGCCATCGGGGATGGCTGGAGCAGAAACTTTCTTTGTTGCATTTTTCTTTGGTTTAGGCGACACGGACTCGACAGCTTTAGGCAAGCTGATTTCGCCATGGGCTACTTGACGTGACAATTCGGGATTTGTTTTGGCGACCTTATCAGCCATTTTTTGGGTGCGAATGCTTGCCCCTGACTCTGCCGCCCGGCCCTCAACCGTAGCAAGGTGCAACGTTGCACCTTGCTCCGAAACCCGCGTCCCGCCGTGCTTTGCGGCTTTTTCCCAGTCCTGTGCACTGGCGACAATCGCAGCTTGCTGACCCGCTGACATATGCCGGCGGTGGAGATTGACGGAGAGTACGAACGATACGAGGTTGCCGCCTCCGAATTCTGTGAATTCAGGCTCGATTCCCACCTCCATACACGCCCGGTAGCGGTTGCCGCCATCGAGAATCATCCCGTCATGGAGAACGATTGGCTGACGCAACCCATTAACCCTGATGTCCGCTTTTAGCGCCTCGAACTCCGGTCCAACTAGCCGGGGGAATAACGTGCAGAGCGGATGCAATTCAATCTTCATTTATCATTTCCTTTATCAACTCGCTTTGGATCAGAAGCAGATGCTTCATCCGGCTGCTAATTTGCAGTGCAATCTTTACTGCATCCCCAATTGCATTGATGTCCTGCTTGTGATTGGCGATTTGCACAGACACTTTGAGCCGATCATTCCATTCCTTTAATTCGCCCATCGTGCTGCACTCAGAGATTGCCAATCGGACCTCTTCAAACTTCAGCAGTTGGCTCATCCCGCCCTCGCCACTTTCCGCCGATCGGTTTCCATTCCCTCGATCCGGTTCACCATCTCGAGCACCGCCGCGAGGTGCTCATTGGATTCCTGCTTGATCCGTTCCGACTCGACCGGGTCAATCACGCCGTCTGACAAAGCCTTCTGGATTGATACCAGCCAGTCAGCCTTTTCCTTCTCCAGCGTGATGACCAGGTCAAGGAGCTCCATGTCTGAGGCGCCCTGATGCTTGCTGATCGGGATGCAGATGAGATTCCGTTCGCCAGCAATATGCTTTGCTATCTCATCCGATCCGGTAAAACCCTGGACTTCAATCAACTCAGCCACGGTCAAGTGGTGAGTGTCATTGTTCGGGTTGACCTTGTTCTGAAGAACATGCTTGCTCATTCCCATGCGTGCCGCCAAAGCAGGAACACCGCCTGGATAG